GGAAATCCTGACGCGGTGCTTTGGGGACGGGAAGCGCCTGCCGCGAGAGCGCATCTTGTCGTTCGCGGCCGTCTCGACTCAGCCCTGCGCTCTTGCCTTCATGAACGCGATGCGGCAGGTTCCCAAGCTCGACCTGAAGCAACTCTCTTTCGAGGCGATGTGCGTCAGAGCCCGCGTGGACCCCGTACAACTTCTCGGAGCGATCCTGATGGCTGCGAAGTCCATGAAGGCCACGGAATCGGCTCTAAAGGCAATTCTGGCCCATCCAGAGGTCGTACAGGCGACGGTTGAAGCGGCTACCGAGGGAACGCCGGTCATGGTCAATGGCAAGCCCGTGTTCGACGAGAAGGGCAAAGTTCTCCGTTACGATCACGGCGACGTGGCGGCGCAGCGGATCATGCACGAAGCGATGGGATTTTTGCCGACAAAGAAGGGCGGAGTTGAAATCAACTTCGGCTTCGGACGGCCCCCGGAGGAGCGTGATGATTCTGATGCCGACGCGGATTGGGATGAGGCATTTCCTCCGCTCGGGGATCAGGTGAAAGAGTGGAGCGCGGACAAGCACAAATTATTGGAAGGCGGGAAATAGTTGTACTCGGAAAAAGTTGTGGCCGCCACAATCCGTGACTTCAGGCTCCGCAACGGCTGGGAACCTCAGATGCACTCGGTCGGCGAGTGCGATCACATGGTCGAGGAGATAGCGAAGTACGCCGATGTGTCCACTTCCAAAACGGGAGCACGGTCTTACTTCTTCTGGAAGGATGACAAGTCTCCGTCTCCGGCCACGGTAGCGAAGATCAAGCGGTGGATCGCCAACGAAAGATTTTTGTGCTTCGCTTCGGCTGAATACTTCGTCACCCGCTACGGATTCATCCGCGCGGCCAACACGCAGATCGTTCATTTTGACTTCAGGCTGGCGCAGCGGATTTTTTTGGCGTTTCTGGCTGAGTGCGACGACCTCCAAGTAGCGATTCAGCTGTTCATCCTCAAAGCCCGTCAGTTGGGAGTCTCGACCGTAACCGCTTTGTTCTTTCTGCACCGGATTCTTTACGTCGCCAACACCTACGCTGTCATGGCTTCGGTGCAAGTTCCTCAGTCGCAGAAGTTGAAAAACATGATCGACACCTGCCAGGACAAACTTCCGTTCTGGCTGCGCGTGGGTCAGACTTCAACCAAGGTCACTGAGCCGCGCTGGACAAACGGATCGCGGCTGTCGGTACAAGCCGGAGCGCAGGAGGTCGGTATCGCGCAGGGTGACTCACCATCCTGCGTTCACATTTCGGAGTTGGGCGATTACACGAACCCGAAGCATACGCTCGATGAAGGTTTGTTCCCTGCCTGCCATCAACTCAGTTCTCTTTTCATGGTCCTTGAGGGAACCGGCTCAATGGCGACAACGTGGCAAAAGGAAAGCTGGGAACTGTACGCATCGAAGCGCGGCAGGTTCACGGCGTTCTTCATTCCCCCCGCGTGCGCGACCGATCTCTACCCTCCCGGAGAGTGGTTGCGGCAGCATCCGGTCCCTGAGCCGTGGTCCTCGCACGTCACCGATACGACGCGGAAGATGCGGAGACGCGGTGAATTGTTTGTGCGTTCCACGGACTATCTCTGGAAGGTCTTGGGACAGCATTGGGAGATGCCGAAAGAGTTTCAGTGGTTTTGGCAGTTCGGCTACGAAGAGGCGGTCGCCAAGCACGCCGAGCGGGAATTCCTTGCCGCCAATGCCGTGACCCCGCAAGATGCTTTCCAGTCGAAAGACGATCCTGTATTCGCGCAGGAGACGATCACGCTGGTCAACGAAGCGAGAGAGAAGTCCTATGCGGCTTATGCGATTACCGGGCGCACCATCCTGATGGGCAACGAGAACAAGCCCTACGAGCCTGATCCAGTGGACGTGGACGCCAACAGCCCAAACGTCGTTCTTGACTGGACCGGCCTCGACGACAACCAATACCGCTGGAATCTGGTTCCCTTGCGCCGCTTCGACGATTCGACTGACGAGGCATGTTTTGACAAGCTGCTGATCTTCGAGGAGCCCAAGCCTGGAGCGGAGTACTGCGTTGCTATCGACACGGCTGGTGGGCTGAACAAGCCGAATGAGGACCGGGCGAACCTGTCTGTGCAGAAGCACTGCCACGGCAGGGAGCCGGATGTACAGGTCGCGTCCTTCACTTCGATTCGCGTCAATTCCCCGCAGATGGCGCGGATCGCGGCGGCGGTTGCCGTGCTCTACGGCACGGACGGAAACGGTGCTGTTACATCGGCGAATCCGCTGGTCGTGAAGTTCATCATTGAGCAGACGAGAAAGCCGGGGGACGAGTGCCAGAGTCAGTTAAAAATCATGGGGTTTTTGGATCATCACATCATGCTCAGGATCGACAAGAAGGGCAACATCCTGCCCGACTCGGGGCATCAGGAAGGATGGTTCACCCGCGCTTATACCAGGCCCTATTTGCTCGATCGGTGGGTGGATGCCGTGAACACGGGATGGATCGTCTTGAATGACCCGATTGTGATTCGCCAGCTGGCATCGTTCGTGCGGAAATACACCGGCACCGAAGGGCGCAGCGAAATGATCCACTCAACAGGAGCGCACGACGATAATATCTTCGCTTCGGCGATGGGGTGGTCAACTTTTCATGAATTAGAAAATTCCGCCTCGCGTATCCAATCCAGATGGCCGCTGACGAAGAAAGTTAAGGCCGCGCTCGAAGATGAATGGTGCAGCCAAGCAGTTCTGATGTAAAGTAATCTTCAGTGACGCAGAACGTTCAACTAACGGGCAAGGAAAGAACCTGCGTGTACCGTGAATTGGGCAGCGGGCGCATCCTCTCCTTCGGAATCTCCGGCGCTCCTCCTCTTACCGTTCCCCAGGGCATACGCTACGAAACGATTGAATGTCTGCACGCCTCGGACCTTGATCGGTTCATGGATCAGTACCGCCGGCAGCACATCGAGGACGAAGAGCGCGCGGCAGTATCGAAGCTCGAACGCGAACGCGGTTTCCGCAAGGCGGTGCGCGATGCGGTAATTGCCCGTAACGCCCATCTGGATCAGTTCAACCGCGACGTGAACCTGCGTATGCTGGACGCTCAGGATACACTTTACGAGAGAATTCTTAGCCAAAGGCTTCGCGCTGTTCCCAAGCTCGCCGCGGAGATGTACGAGCAGGGCGGTGATGAAACGCGAATCGTCAAGGACGCGGTGAAAGGGAATCTGAGCCAATGAGGTACGAAGAGCCAGAGCGCACCCTGAGTTGGCAAAGTCCTCCACGTGAGGCGCCGGGTTATCAAATAGCTGGCTGGTATGCCGACCTCACGGCTCAAGGAGACGCTTGGGTCCAATCGCAACCAGGAATCGCAAATCTCACAAACGACATCCAGCTTTTGATGGGCACCGGCCAGGATCGGGATATGCCCTCGAATCTTCTCCAGCCGGACATCCGCTCCTTCATCGAAACCATCACTGACCTCCGCCAGATAGCCACGATGGGATCGAAGGCGGATCAGGCGAAGAAAACCGTCGCGCTCTACAACGATATTTTCAAGTTCGTGTTCTGGGACTCTCTATACGTTCCGAACACGCGCAAGGCGCTTCAGTGGGCCATGCTTGGCCGCGGCTACAAGTGGCAGAAGTTCTCCCGCCCGTGGCATAACGGCGGAACGGCGAAGATGAAGTTCGAGGCGCTTGGCCCGAGAGAGTTTCTTCCCGACCAGCTTCCCCACAACGGCGATCTTGATGATGCTTATGCGGGGACGATTGTGTTCCCGATGGGGCTTGCTGAGGCTCATGCGCGATTCCCAAGATTCCAGCAGTGGCTCACGCCGATTTCGCAGTACGCACGAACCGGAGTCAACGTCACGCCGAACATGCTTCGCCGATATGAGTTTTACGACCGCTGGAGGTTTGGCGGATCGAGTAATTCGGATTGGGTCGATAAATACACGGAAGTTCGCTATCACTTCGTCCATGATTTGAGAATCAACGACACAGGATATATGCAGCAGATGGGCGTGGACGGAACGACGTGGGGCTATCAGGTTCCATCGCTCGGCGACTTGATCGTGACCATTAATCCGCAGAATAGGTTGCCGCAGAGCCGCAAGGCGGAAATAGCCGATTGCCGGATGTATCCGCAACTCCGGCTGGTCATCACTTCGCCGTCATGCCCGATTCCGCTCTACGACGACACGGGTTGGGACTGGCACGCGAAGATTCCGGTGACGCAGCATGACGTGAA